CGAGTCTGGCCCGAAAAGAACCTCAAGGAGGTTCTCCCGGTTGATGAGTAAGTAACTCCACGGTTTCGTGAAGTCACGTAAACTGTTGTGAAGACGGGTTCTTCAGGTTGTCGACGAGAGCCATTTTGTTGTTTGATGACTCAGATTGCCGAGCAGTTCTCTACAAGACGATGTCGTCTCCTGGTACGAGGAAGAGGAACGCACCTGTACAGGTTGTCACACCAGACAGGTTAATTGCGAACCATCCATCTCGATCCACAAGAGTGATCAGGCTCACATGTGAAACGTATGTTCCAGAACCAACAATGTCCTGGTCTAATACCGTTTCGGAGCTAGATGCACTACTGAATGTGATAACTGGGCCAGTGAGGCCAGTCCCACCATAGAGAAGGGTCATTAACCATGACCTAGGATTCCTGCAATGGACCTGGGTTAGGTTGCCGACCACAACTCGCGTAGCGCCAAAGTTGGACTTCACAGAAGGTGAGGTCCCGAAGATGTTATTCTTCGTGGCGGTGGCAATATCTGCCACAATGCGCAAGGAGGGGACAGTTATCTCCAGTTGTGGAGTCTGTAGATGGACATCATATTCCACGTAAAGCTCTCCAGAGCCTTTGTCGGAATTCTCCGCCATAAGGAAGAGATTTCCAAGGTCATAAGTCTTGATATCTGTGTTCGCGACAGTTGTCGATCGGACATAGTAGCAGGACTTCTTCTGGAGGTCGGCTTTCTTGACGTGAATTGATGCGTCTTGCCAGGGAGCCATCCGGACACTCGAAGCATAGGACATGGCTTGTTGCTTTGAGACTGGTGCAGCATCAGCTGCATCGAAGTCAATTGCCATAAGCATGGTTCCGGCTTGAGTGGTCGCGGATGTTGTCTTGTAGTGAAAACTCAAACTCTCGAACGAGTACGTCTCATATCTGTGAGCAATCGCAGATAACCATGGGAAAGTTCCAGGATCCCCAGGTTGGAGGCTCAATGCCTCAACCACGGTGAAAGGAGTACTTCCAAGGAAGTCGAGAATGTACTCGCGGTGTCGTATTCGAACACCGTTGTTGGAGTTGGTAATCGAAGGAGTCCGAGAAGTAACTGCGGTTGCTTTGGCAACAGGTGCCAAGGATACTCGCTGTTGACTCTGGACAGGAACTGCTCTTGTGAGCGGCCGTTGTGCCACTACGGCACGTCGACGGTTAGCTTGTGAGGCCAGTTTACCAGACCGGCGTCGTTGTGTTCTTGGTTGCATGGTGTATTGGGTGCGGCCCATGCGGGCCCGACTGTACATCCATGTCCACCTGTGGCTGCCCCGTGCAGTCTGTCGGCATTTATCGGAAATCCAGATGAGATCCGAACTTAGCACGGAAGTATTAAGGTCTTTCGACCACCGTTTTGGGGCATTTAAGAACATGAACCCAATGATGTGCTTTGACCTCGGCTTCAGAAGGATCCGGACTCCGTCCGCTCCAGTAGAACGTAGGGCCACGTGTAGATGCGTTTTGACTGCATCTCCGGCGGCGCGGGTTCCACTGACCCTGACCGAATGGACCTCTTGACAGCTCGACTGGGGTGCTTGAATCGCAGCTCAGGAGCTAGGTCCACCGTTTTACGGGCCACGGACATGAAAGGGAGTTCCAGGATCCGACTGGAAAAGGGTTTCCAACCAGAGGGTACAGGTCCCGGCAGATCCAGACGCAGATCATAAGGCCGAGGAATCTTAACAGAGCTGGGCTCTCCTGGGGATTTTACCACAATTCCCTGTTGCATCTTTGGTTCCTTCCCGGCCTCAACGGCTGAGATGAACTCGTTGGTGCAATAGGAAGCAAATCGGCGTTGGAAAGGGGTCAAATAGAGGCCCCCTTCGCCCTCACTTTTCCTGACCACCCCCTTACGGGCGTGTGGTAGTAAGTCCTGGTAGGTGAATCCCAGGCCCCCCCGTTGGTGGGGGAGGAAAAGCGAGTAGAGACCACCTTCCGTGGCTCTCTGGATCTGCTGTCGATGGTAGTGCACAAATCTTCTATGCGCTCTTGCGGGGTTGACGGCCGATGGCACACAGCCATTTGCCAAATCCCACAGAGGAAGCGTACGGACCTCTGTCCGACCTGACAACTTAGACTGACCAGTCAAGTGACCGGTGTTCAGATAAGTTATCAGGGAGAAGACGTGCTCGTTCTTGAAGAACGATCCCCGAGGAAGGTCCACCTGCGTGTACCTGTACAGGAGGGAGTTCACGGTGAGATAATTCTTCGAAAAGTAATTCTTTCCGAGCGAGAGTGTAAAACCAACATCGGAGACAGATTGTTTCCAGATCTGGTAGAACGCCTCATTCGCCCGAAAGAGAATGTCATCACCGTTGATCAGTACCGGCAGATCTTCCATTCTGACGGTCTGACCGAGATACTCCTCCAAAGCTTGCCAATAGCATGCTAGGTTTACCATACACAGGATTGGGAAGGATAAAGTTGACCCCATCAACTGACCTGTCTGTTGCAGTACAGGCGTGAAGAGGGGATCATCCTCCGACAGACCTTTGACTTTCGGGTAATGTAGTTCCTGTTCGTAAAGGACAGAACGTACAACATCCAAAAGGTCATGATCCGACTCAGGCACCGAACGTGAGAGCACCTCTTCGAATGCTCCCTTGGTAGCCCGAATATCCAGTGTATCAGTCGCAGCAGAGTAATCACCAGATACCCAGTGATCAAAGAGCTGATCGACACCAATCTTCGCCTCCCGTACAAGGATCTCTTGTAGATGGATCCCGGGTTCCAGAGGTTCACCAGTCAGGGCAAATTGGGGAAATCGTTGTAGATAATCCCACATATGCTTCTGCATGAACTTAGAAACCCAGTACCGGTTGGGGGCACCTTTGGTGATCAGTCTGACCTTCAAGGGTTCCAGGATCGGATGTACCTCCACATGAGGCATCTCCTGAGATGCTGCTGCGATGGCCTCCCTGAGACTGGGAAGCGGTAGACCTTTGACCTCGAGAGTGCGGCCTGGGACTGGTTCGTACATACGGACCAGCTCGTTGCCCAGGTCTTGAAGGGGTACTAGAGACATCGGTTTGAACCGGCTCTCATCTGAGAGGTACGGAAACAGAGTTTCAAGCGCCGCCGACGGACCAGCACGGTCCTTGACGCTCCAGGAGTGTGGTGGTCTTGCCCCCAAAGGTAAGGGCCCCACCTCCTCCAGTGGAGAGTCTATCCAATCCATTCTGCCTTCTGGCCGGATGGAGTCGACAGCAGCCTTAAGCTCTGCAACCCTAGCGGACTCCTCGTGGTCTGGATTCCAAAATACGGATTCCCCACCGCGGAGTTGCCGCCTGATGTGCTCTCTCGCTCCCCTTGGCTTCGTGTAACACCGAAAGCCGCACTCGAGGAGGCATCTAGCAGCCGTGGGCTCGCCTTCTTCATCTTCCTCATCATGCGGTGAAAGAACGGCTCAAGAGTCATCATAGTCTCTTGAGGTCCATCGCCGTAGAATTCGAGGATGATCTTCCGCACCCCAGTGGGAAGGAAGGGTAGAGCCACTCTGGCAAGCGTTCTATGGTTGACTTCGGCCAGTGATCGCAGTGGTGTTGTGAGGGCCATCTGGTGTTTGCGAAATGCACCCACCACGAAGTCCTCTGAGACAACATTCGCTGATCGTTTAATCCCCTGATTATAGCCCTGAAACAACGAAGCGTTTCGCTTGTTGTCGGCATTGAGTCTGTTCCGAATTGCTCGCCGGATTGAACCGGAAAAGAGAATTGGATCAGGCCCGAAGCCCTCGGGTATTTCAGGCAGATCGGACTGGCGAAGAAACTTGGCCAAAGGCCAAGCTGTAAAGTACTTGGCGTACTTCACGAAGTCAGCACGGGGCCAGTGACGAGCAATCTTGTACATGGAGAGTCCAGATTCAACAATGCGTTGCTTTGGTGACGCAATGAAGTTGATGGAATCACACAGTACTTCCAAAGTTGCCCGAGCGAGATATGCCGCATCGATGGCTGAAACGCCCTCAATGGCAAACCGCTCCTCGGTCCGCTGGCCCTTTCCCCTAACCTTCACGGTTTTGGGGCCAAGAGGTGTTATGCCCAGGGCACCAAACCATTTCCGAAAGGATTTGGACGGTGTCCTAGCAAAGACGACCTCCACAACAGTTCCCGTGACATCACGGGGTTGTGAAGAAACCAACTCATCCATAAGCGCCAACGCTGTCGTCGGCTTGTCCGAAACGCTTGAGCGCGCCTCAGAGACACGGGATAAGTGCCGGGTTACCAATCCGGCGCGGTTCC